CTCCTTTTTTTTCTTGAAAGGATTGAATTAAATTTAAAATAGTGGTGGTTTTCCCTGTTCCAGGAGGTCCATAAAACAACATATTAGGAATATATTCTTGCTCCAACATTTTTTGAAATAATAATTGATTGGTTTCCTCCAATACAATCGTATCAAAGGAGGAAGGACGATATTTCTCTACCCATGGTTCCATACAACCCCTTCTGTATTTGTCATTAAATTGAAATAAAAAAGGTATTCACTACTTACAAAAATGAAGTGTTCTCAGTGCAAAAAAACACATGCCGTACTAGTGACTTGCAAATGTGGCCAGGCTTTTTGTTTGAAAGATCGTTTTCCAGAAAAACATTCTTGTACCCATGTACCCGAACTCTTTCAAATAGAAAAAATAGTTAAGGAAAAAATAATAAAACTGTGAAAAAAATATATATCTATGGTATGTCTTCAAGAAGTCGTACAGGATTTAGTGCTGCAGGTGCCGGATTAACAAGCCATAAAGTAAATGTAGCCTTGAACACCGCTGGTGGCTTCCGTAAACAAGGTGTCGCATCGCGTGTTGGTCTCGGCTACCGGTCCAACCGCGCCGTACAAACAGAGGCCAACGGCACTGCCTACGGTCGTAACTTGATCTTCTCCATCAACCAGTTGGGAGGTGTTGGTGCTGGTCACAGCATGTTCCGTGTAGCCGGCAAGTACTTTAACCCTCGTGGTATTAGACGGTTTGCGCCTTACTCTTTTGATAAAAGTTCTATTTCTTAAAGTATGTGGTGGTGTCTTCTCTATTTTTTTTTGCAATACCAAATTGCAAAAATAAAATCGCCTTCTAATCCTTTTACCGAAAAACAATGGAAGGAAAAATTAAATACATTAATACTATGAGTGAAGTAGAATTATATGCGATTCAATCTAAATTTAATCAAGCTAAAGCAGAGTACATTACCTTGTTGGGATCCATTCAAACGACTTGTTTAGGAAATGAACTATCCAAAGAATGTCAAAAAGCAGCAACGTTAAACGCCGATATGCAAACCTATTTAATACAAATGTCTAACCTTTTAAAGACACCCGATACTTTAAAAAATCAAAAAGAATTATTAGACATTTCTAATCAATTAGGAAACGAGATGGATACCTTATCTTCCTTGTCTCAAGAAAAAGAGGACATTCAAGTGATATCTAGTATGAATTACGCACATGCGCTTGCATGGACGCTTGGTGCCATCACCATTGGGCTTCTTCTTCTTCATAGAAAATAAATCTCTATACTAATGGACTATATAGATACATTAAAAAAATACGTCTCTGGAAAAAAGTACGCGAACAAACATATCAAAACATCCGATGCAACAGGCTATGTTACATCTACTGGTATATCCAAACAATACAAAAATAACGCAGACTATCAAGCCACTGCAGGAAAAAACAATTGTCCCTCTGATTTTGTTACATTGACTCCAAAATGGGATGAGCTAGGCTTTCCTGTAGGTTCCCTCATGATTCCTGGTCAATCGTGTGGAAATGAAAATAAATATGTTCAATCTGAACCACCCAACACAAATTTTGATTGGAAATTTTATTTGAAACAGAATCCAGATTTGGGAAATGCCGGGTTGACTACAGAACAACAAGCCAATAATCACTGGAACACTTACGGTAAACAAGAGGGACGTGTTCCCAATGCCACCATCATGGCATCTATGGCTACTTTGGGTAAAATAGGCTATATTGATGTAGATACTACCATTCATGCCGTACCAGGTATACCTACGGGTGACTACAAAGAATTTCTTTCTAGATCAAACGTAACAGGTACACAAATGCAAGATTGCAGCAGACCTCTTCCCGTCTTGAAATACGGTGTCCCCATTGTGTTTACACAAAACAATCAAAAGGGATCGTTGCAATCCACCTCGCTAGCTTTTGGTACAACTGGCAGCGAGTTTTATTTTCGGCCTCCACCAGGAAATGACAGACAAGGACAAGACATTAAGTATGGAGATGTCGTATGCATCACCAGTTCCAACTCTTCGCATACAGAATGCGGATGGTGGGGATGTAAAGTAGCGTCGGTAAATTCATCCAATCAAATGTTTTTTGGACCTGGTGGTGAAAATACGACCACCTTTTATATCATTCCGCCACTAGACAATTTTAATTTATTAAAAACACCCATTAAATATGGTTTCCCCTTTATGCTTGTTTCCCTCTCTAGGTCCAATGCTGCAAAGTTACCAAAAGGCGCTTCTGTGAACTGTAAATCAGGTACAGAACCACCCGGAATGCCTGGAGGAATTTACCGTTATTCTGGAAACAATACGCTAAACTATTATCCAACACCTGAAATAGCTTCTTCCTGGAACCCTAATTGGGGAAGTACAGTAACTATAGACTGTAGCACCTATAAGTTAGGAGATACGGCTACCAAGCTGAACACGGCTTCTTTAAAGAATGGGGACCCGGTTGGATGTATGTCAGGTAAAGAATTACCAAATGGTGTACCTGGAGGTATTTATCGTTACGTAGAGGATAACATTTTACGATGGTATCCGAACCCAACTATTGCTAGCGCATGGGATCGTTCATGGAGTAGTCGCATCAAATGGACCGATTGCACTACGTACAAGGCAGGAGAACCAATGTCAACAACCATGAAAAGTAACGAGGTACCAGACGTCCCGATGTTTGCCTACGTATCTAACGGTAAGGTGGTTTTTGGTTCTGTTGCAGAATCTACTGGAAAAAATCTATTTTCTACATACTATGCCACTACCGATACATCGTGTGACTTGAATTTACTCAAACAAATGTGTACGGATGATTGTGCGGGCATCGTACATTCACCTGCCAACAATACATGGCAAAAGATTACACCCTCCTCCAATTATAAAATAACTACTACCGTACAAGATTTTTACATGAAAGAACAAAATGTAAATTTGAACGATAAGGCATGTGATACCGGTAAAGCGCAGTTTATAGATCCTACCCTTTTTGCCAATTATCCTCAAGGAGACGCGTTCAAAGCAGGTGGTTCCAACCAATGCAATATTGCTACCCCTCTCACACCATACAAAGGTGATTCTATGGATACATCAGAAATAGCATCGTATACACCTTCTTTGGATATCCTACAGAAACAGCAAGTAGATAATACAAAGGCTATGAAAACAAAAACGAAAACGTATCAGGAAGTAACCCAAGGGATTAAAAATACACCTACCATGGATACTTTAGAGCAACAATACTTGGACATGACTGTCTTTGATAGTCAAAACAAAACAAATTTGATACTATGGGGCGTCATAAGTGCTTCCATTTTAGCTATTTTATTGATTCGTAAATAATATGTTTCTATACCATGGATTTACAGGATACCATTACTAAAATTAATGAACTACAAAAAACCGAAAAACAATTGTATGCGACTCTTACGAAGAATGCAGAACAAGTTGCATTGGGTAGAACCAATGTATTTACAGAGGAAGACATTCAACAAATTACCAATCAAATTAATTCACTTTCTGCTGCAAGAGTGAATCTATACAATACCTTGTCTGATTTGTACAAAGCACAAATTACGAGTGAATCTACCATGAAAGCATCCATAGATCAACAAACGAAAACGCTACAATTATTAGAAACAGAATTAAATAGATCCAAGAAAAAAATGACCGCTTTGAAAGATGAAAAGTTGAATCATTTAAAAATGATTGAAATTACAACGTATTATAGTAAACAATACGATGCACAAAAAAGAATCATGCAACTCATTGCAGTGTTCGGTATCTGTTTGTTTATTTCCATGTACTTTGAACTGGACGCGTTGACGACGTTGATTGTTCTTGTAGGTATTGTTTGGATTGGATACAGATTACTGAATATGTTGATGAGAGATAATGAAAATTATGATGAATTCAACTTTTTTTATCCTCCTTCCACGGATGGATCAAGTCATCCGATTGGGTTTTCTGCAAAGGCTATTGGTAAAATATGCATTGGCTCCATTTGTTGTAATAAAGGAACTATTTGGGATGAGCAATTAGGTTGTGTGATAGATAAATAAAGCAGTAATATATGGGCGATGATATAGATATACAACAACAATTAGATGCAATTCAACAACGTAACGATGAATTATTGAATCAAACGCCCGCAGAACGTAATGCAGAGGAAGTGAACAAATATTACCAAGAATTCCTTCAAGCACAGACGGTGAAAAATCATGCGCCAACACAATTGAAAGAAGCGGAAGAAAGGTATTACAAAGCGAGATACGGGGATAAATACATGGATGTACAACAACAAAAGTATACTGCCGAAAGTAGACAAGTACTAGAAACAATGATGGAGGCACATCAAGCACAATTGAAAAAACTAGACGATAAAATAAAAACGTATACATCAACGGCTATCTATTTGAAAAATATGGAAGAAGTACAAAATGTATGGTTGATGAAAACAAAAAAATGGGTAGATGATATTAATCGTTCCAATGTACATTTGAATCATAGAAATACATTTTATGCAGATCAGGAGCAAAACCAATTATCGTATTGGATTTTATTTGAAAATTGTATTTTGTTATCCTTTGTAGTGGTTACTATGGTATTGACGTTTATGGGAGATAAAGCGGAACTAAAAATGAAAGTCATAGGGTGTACGGCGTTGTTATGTATACTTTTCTTTACCAACACCCTGCTTACATGGTTACGATATTTACCAAAATCGGTAACTTTCTATACACAATGGGGATATGATCCAATGGAATCTAAAATACCATGGTTATTAGTCGTAGTATTTATTCTATTTGGCGCCATTTGTGTAGTCTACATAAAAGCGATTACAGATTTTTTAGAAAACATGACGGATAGGTGGAACGGAAGACCACCTAGACACGTAGATACACGTAGGGACCCAAATTATCCGAGGTATGGAAGAACCGATCCTAGATACAATCCTTATGGTGTCAGTCCTTACGGTAGATCTTACAGCCCAAGATCACCTTATGATAAGACGCCTTACAGTAGGTCTTACGATAGGTCTTATAGCCCAAGGTCTCCTTACGATAGATCCAGTCCAAGGTCACCCTACGGTAGAGATCCACGCTGGAGACCCAGCCCAGATGAATTAAGGCGAACCAGAGAATTATTAGCACGTAGATAGTATGATTACGGAACGTGTCCTTTTTGCGTTGAATGTAATGACCGTTGCGATTACGATACTTCTATGGATTGGTTGGATTCAGAAAGAACCCTTTTTGTTTCAACAAATTAGTTTTGCCGTAAAATGTATCGTCGGTCTCTTATTAATGTACCGATTCAATGATATTTGGCCATCTAAAACCTTTACCATAATAGATAGAAAAATATGTTTCTTAGCCGGAACTTACATTTTTGCCTTTACCATTGGTGACTACTTAAAACGGGATATCATCCCTATAATTCAAATGCGAATCTAAATGGTAGATCAATAAATAAATCTGATATTTACGCTCTTCTTGCGTATATACTGGAATTTTATCCAACATTTTCTTTACATAATAGTTATACGATGGATGACTTTGATGTGTCCTTGCCCAATGTGGTGCCGGATACCTTTTTGTAGGCATAATTTTCAAATTTTTACAATGATTAATGTTTAAATCGTAAATGGCGGGGTGTTTCGCCAAACATTTGGGTATCAAATGGTGATCCTCCGTGTACTTGAGTCCCATTTCTTTTTTTAGTCGTAAACGTTCCTTGTTTAGTTTTCTATCGTACTCAAACAATGGCTGGGGTACGTAAATCGTGCGGAACAATATACCTGGTATAATGGACAACATAGTTAACTTCATCTACTATAAAGGAGAGTTTGTTTTTAATGTATTACCAGAGAATGTATTATACTTTGTATTTTCTAAATGAATTCCAATAACATGAACTGGTATGTTACGTTCCTTAAAAACAAGAGCCTGTTGCCATTCACCTGCATCATATTCCGGTTGGATTGGTTCAAATGCCTTCTTTACATTGTTATGAAATAAAAAAAGCATGGAATCTAATATAATATCATGCTCCTCCTCATCATAGTGTGAATCACCAAGGTCGTTCCATATTCCTTCTCCATTAATAGACATACCATAACGAATATTGTGTGGACCAAAATAAACTCTTGCACGAGCATTAATGGCTTCTTTAGATAACATGGAAAAGGGTATAGGTTCTAATAATTTTACGTCCGGTCTAATTTTCATGTACCAGTCATAGTTCAACACTGTATTACTTATAAAGTCACATACTTTAGTGAGTTGACGGTTTGGATTAATTACCTTGTATTTGAATGATAGTATGGATTCATAATGATGGAAATCATCTTGATTAGATATTCCACAATAATCTACATCCATGTCTGTCATGTAATCGCGTAAAAGAATAATATTGTTTATCCATTGCGGATCCATTTCATGAGAACATAGTAGAACTAACAATTTCATACTAAGGATTAAGAAATAATACACCATGATTTTGACTTAATTGGTTCAGATTTTACCTCAATCACAACA